TCTACGGATTCCTGTTATATGTCCCTTTAGACTGATTAATTCTTCGTTGTGAGTTCTTGCCATTGTCTTTTTCACATTTACAAGACTTTAGCAAGACACACCCACCAATCCAAAGTTTGAAAATGCACATTAAATTTTATGCACTAATATCAAACTATTGTGTTTTAATAAAGTTATTTCTTATAAAATTTTTCTACTGTGTCTGCGTAGTTCTTCCAAAAGCTTTTTGCATCTTCAAAAGCATCTGCATAGAACTTAGACCAATAGTTTTTAATGTCAAAATAGTTAAGCATTGTTATCTCCGTTTGTTATTGCCAACATATAATGTTGCAACCCACGAAGTTCAAGACTACTTGATGTTTAAATGTATCTTAATTGATTCTATAAAGTCGTTAATTGCTAGTTCGTACTTCCAACCAAGAAACACTCCAATTATTAAACCTATTATTAATGTAATCATTTAACCTTATTAAAGTATTCTATACATTCTGCAATAGTTTGTTGTCTAATATATTCATCTCTAATTTCTTGTGATGTAGGTTGTGGTAAAGGAGAATCCCATCTATCTATAATAAATGTTCCCCCACAAGAAGTTAAATCGTGGCTAACATTAGGTGCTAAAGATTTCATTACTGTATTAATACCCCAAGCAAAACCATTTTCATTTGTGTATGCTTTAATAGTTTCTTCTATTGATAGTTTAGGCATTACTTAAATTGTTTTCCTGTTACCCAAGTTACTAATGAATTTCTTTCACCTTTAGTTACTGGCATAACTTCGTGTAATACATAAGATGGAAATATAATTAATGTCCCTTGTATTTTATCCATAACAGTTTCTTCTTCTCCATTATACAGTTTTAGTTCTCCACCTTCATATTCCTCAGGATTTGTAAGTTGAATAGATATAGATAATTTTCTAACTGCCATATTCATTCCTCTATCAACGTGCTTTCCATATTTACCAGATGGTGCTTCATAATTAGTAAATTGTAAACCTTCATTTAATCCAAATAAATCAAATTTAAAGAATCTTTCATTAAGATTTAATGTCATATCAGTTATTCTACGAAATACCCAATCCATATTATCAGAAGGATATAACCAAGATATTTTAGAATCTCTTACATCAGATTCACCTTTTGTTGTTCCTTTAATTAAACCTTTGTCTTTTGCTATATTGATTATTGTTTGACATTCTTCTTTTGAAAATGCGTTGTTCCAAAATGCGTAAAGATTAATTTGGTCTACTTCAAAATTCCAAGATGAGTTTTCAAATATAGGTTTTTTTACTTCTTCCATTTACCTTCCTTTTGTTTTTAAAATCTTAGTCTATTGAATCCCAAGATAAAGTCAATTCGTTCCATGAATACATATTTCCATCTTGTGGTTTAGAAACTGGTGCTTCCCATAGACAAGTAGTTTCATTTAATATCCAAGAGTTAAAAGGTTTAGGTAAAATAAAAGCATCTCTTGTTTCATCATAAGTATAACCTATTCCTGCATGATTTTTTCTTAAAGGTGTTCCACCAGAAGAATGAACTCCACCATGAGTATTATAAGATGTTTGTTTCCAAATAGCCCAACCAGTTAATTTTGTTAAAAAATCAATACCAATAGATTCTTGTTCTACTCCATTAGAATCATGTAATACTTCATTAACTACTGAAAGCACTTCTATAACTTTATTGTTTAATCCTATTTTTGCAAAACTAGCCATTATGCTGTGTAACTCCCTGAACCATTAAATTGTAAAATTGTATTTGAACCTGATGTAGTAATTGTTGGAGAACCAGTTGATGTTGCTGAATATGAAGCAGTTGGTACACTTAATATAACAACTCCTTTTCCTCCTGCTTTTCCTCCATTTGGTGGGCTACTTTGTCCACCTCCACCACCTCCTCCAGTATTTGCTGTTCCTGCAACTGAAGCTGAAACAGGAGTACCTCTAGCACCTTTTCCTCCTCCACCAGATCCTCCATTTCCTTCTGCGTTGCCACTACCTGCACCTCCTCCACCACCACCTCTTGTAACTGAAGAACCAGTTATTGAAGAAGCTGTACCATTACCACCATTTCCTGAAACACTATCTGATGTTCCATCACTACCAACACCTCCTGCACCACCTCCACCTCCTGAAGGATAATAACCTAATCCTCCATTTTCTGCTACACCACTTCCACCATTATTTCCTTGACTTGGAGATGTGCTTGGAGTGTTACCAGAACCACCTGCTGATGGTGTTCCAGCAGAACCACCACCTCCTGAACCTCCATTAATACCAGCTTTTGTTCCTGCGAATGTACCTCCTCCACCACCTCCAGCAGAAGTTATTGTTGTTAATCCTGAACCTGAAATTGAAGAATTTGAACCACTTGTACCACTTGTAGCGTCATTTGTTGAACCAGCACCACCATCACCAACTGTTACTGTAATTACTGTTCCAATTGATACTGTTTGAGTTGATGTTCTATATCCTCCAGCACCACCACCTCCTGCTACGTTACCACCTCCTCCCCCACCACCTGCTATTACTAAAAAATCTATTGAATAAGGTGCTGGTGATAAAGCATCTGTTCCTTCATTAATTCCTGATGTTGCTAACCAACCTTGTGTTGAATCTATATAAACTAATAATACACCTTCTCTTTCACCAGTTAATGCTAAATTATCAGTTGCACCTTCTATTTTATTTCCATTTGGAGAAATAACTAAAACATTTGTGTCAAAAGTTCCTGCGTAATCTACTACTGCTACTTGCTGTCCAGCAGTTGGTGTTGCAGGTAAAGTTACTGTAAATCCTGCTGAAGTAGTATTACAAAAATATCCTTCTCCAGCAGTTGCAGTAAAACCAGAAGTTTTAACTGAAGATTGCCAAGAAATACCAGATGAAGGAGTTATAAAAGATAATACCCCAGAACCATTTGTGCTTAATACTTGTCCATTTGTTCCGTCAGTTGCAGGTAAAGTAAAAGTTAAATCAGCACTAACACTAGCTGGTGCTTTTAATGCAACATAATTAGTTCCATTAGCTGTTGTTTCTCTAAAACGAATTTCTTTTTGATTGTCTATAATTAAATTTACTGTTGTTGTATTTACTGAATCTGAAAGTGTTAAAACTGTTCCAGTTGCAGTTGTTGATAGTCCAGTAATTGATACTGTTGAATCTAACCAATTTACTGTGTTAGCTGAATGGTCAATAGTTGCTAAAGATATATCATCTGCACCATCATAATATTTTAATGTAGGTGTAGTTGGAGAAGTTGTATCTAACCAAAGTTGTCCAGCGACAGCACCAGTTGGTCTTGATGTTCCTGAATTTGTTGTTTGAATTGCCGATAATGCGTTGTTTAAATCTGTTCTAAATGCAGGGAAACCCTGATTTGCTATATTATAATCGTGTTGTGCCATATTCTATCTAATATCCTTTAGCTAAATAATCAAAAGTTTTAGTAACTCCTGAATTGCCACTATTTTTAAATGCAACATCAAAACCATTAACAGTTTTATTTGAAATTGTAAAGAAATCTCCTGTGTTTAATCCTTGTGCTGTTATTCCAACAGCATAAGCATTTGAATAAAAAGGTAAAGTAAATACAACATTATAAGTTCCTGTTCCTGAAACAATATCATTTCCACTAAATATTCTATCTGGCATATCTACACTTACTGATAAAGCACTAATAACTGGAGTTGATGATAAATCAAATGATCTTAATGTTACTCGGAACTTGTAGAATCTTGACGTATAGTCCCCAACGACAAAGTTTCTAAATGAAGTATAAGTTATATTGTCATTAGATAAAGCAATCTCAATATGTGCATTAGAATTAGCAGGAGTATCTCCGTCAAAGTTAGATTGTGCGTCATCAAAATCTCCAGTTCTTGCATCAAACAAATCATCTAAGTTATCTGATGTTTGTGTAATAGAAGCAGTTACTCTTGAAGTATAAACTGCACCTATGTCTATTGGAGTTGAGAATAAATAAGTTCCTTCAGAATATAAGTCATAAGCAGTTACACCAGAATCAAAGAATGAAGTTCCTGAATCAAAGTCGCCTATTG